ACGGCTCCAGCTGCAACGAAGAAGAAGAAAACGACTGACGACAGTTTTAGAAGGAACGATAACCGGGGCAGGATGCCCGAACTTTTTGCGGCTGACGGAGGGGATGGGATGAGCGCAGAAAATGACCCGTGGCACGAGGCAAAAAAGTGGCTTGAGCAGTGCAGGACCACTACGGACATGGCGACAAAAAGGCAAATCGCCCTCGTCGATCACCTAAACGACGAAATCGATCGGCTGACAAAACGGGTGGCGGAGTTGGAGGCGGAAATCAGGGCGGAAGATGAGGCGGACGTGGAAGATGCACAAGCAGCCTTGGCAAATGAAAAAAGGGGGCCGATCGAAACCGTTCAAATAATAATCGGCGCAATCCTTGCAATTCCGCTGGCAATCCTGTTCGCACCTTTTGTCCTGTTTCCACTGGCGGCATGGTGTGTTATCAGGTTTGCTGAAAGCGTCGAACCAGTTGTAGTGCGGTGGTTTCCGGGTCTAAAAGAACGAAAGAGGGGCGGGGATGAGTAGCATGACTTTTCGGCTGAAGCGCAAAAGGCTTTTGTGGGCGTACCTTGGCGAAGCCGATTGGCAAGCAGCGTCAAAATATCACGATCAAGGAAGCTTTTTTACATGGAGGATCGATTGCCTTGAGTCTGGCTGGTTTTCAATCACCGGAAGCACGCCAGAACTTTGGTGTGGCTTGACGGCCACGGAATTCGAAACGCTTGAAGCCGCAAAAGCCTTTTGCGAAGAAGAGGAAGCGATCCCGGTCCGTGGAAGAAAAAACTGGTTAACCGAGGATGAAATATCGTCACACATGGCACGTGCGATTATGCGGCCACACTCAAGAATTGTCGGCGACGTGCGAAGATTCCCCCCGTTTCGCATGGATCACGTGACCGGCTTTACAATCCACCCCAAAGAGGACGAAATCGAGCTTGATATCGATGCGGTCCTAAAAACGGCGGCGATTGCAATCAGAATCAAAACGGACGGAGGAAAAGATGGGTGGTACTCTATAGCAAGAGATGTCGATCGCCTTGCCAACCCATTAAAAAAAACGCATCCTTACAAGCTGAAAGGGGGCGGGGAATGAGTGAGATAATCAAGCTGAAAGATATCCCCTGCGATTTTGTGCAGATTGCGGAAGAACTGTTTGAGGAAGGTTGCTGGTCACACAACACAAAGCACAACACTGCCAACCTTCTGCAAGCCGCTATCGAAGCTGGCGTCGTGAGTCCGCCCGTGTGGGCGATTCGAAACATAAAGACAGGGGCTCTTGTGGAAAGGCGCGGCGTGCCTGTGCTTGTGCTTGACGGAAATCCGACGGATAGCGACATATGGACCAAAGAACACTGGAAAGGCCAAACAAGATGAGCGACATAATCAGGCCCGAAGACGTGCCGGATGAGATGGTTAAACACTACTTGTCCACGAACCTTGGCATTTCATGGAGGCATTTAATCGCAGCCGATATAAACGCCGCTATCGAAGCCGGGCTTGTTTCACCGCCGTGCCATGTAAAACGACACCTTGGCGAGCTGGAGTGCCAAGGCGGAACGCTTAATCCGCAAGTGTTCATCGGCAAGCCGAAGGAAGAAGGCGACGAACACTGGAAAGGACAGACAAAATGAGCTACACAATCAAGCCGGAAAACGTGCCAAACACATTTTATCAGGAATTCGGCCATATGTTTAAACCTGACTTGATAAAGTTCCTTAACGCATGCATTGAAGCCGGAATCGTTTCACCGCCGTGCTATTGCTTAAGATGGAACGGCGAACTACAGATGCTTGATTTCACCAACAAGCCAAAAGTGTTCGCCGGGAAGCCGTGGTCGCAAGATACTGAGCACTACAAAGGGCAAACCAAATGACACGCAGGACTAACGAGGAAATCGAAAAAGAACGGGCCGCCAAAGCCGCCCGTATCGAATCGTACATGAAAAATGAATTGCCCGTCGTCTGGCATCCATCGACCGGGCGGGAAACGATCTTGCATGCCGTGCGGCAAGTTCCGGGCCTTGAGTTCCTTCGCACGTCGATATGCTTCATGCGTGTCGCGGATAGCCCGTTTATCGACGACGGCAAAGCAAGGCCGCGAAAGTGCGTCCATTGTCTTCGCAAGTTGGCACCGCCTGACGGCATCAAAGCAATCACAAAAAAGACACTTGCGAAAGGCAAGAGGACTTGACAGAATTTAGGGTATGATCGATGTAGTATCGCTCGAAACGCTTACGGACGAAGAAATCGAAGACCTGTCCATGCGACGGGTCAAGGCCGCAGTGGGCGGGGCGATCGATCTTGTCGGCACAACCGAACCAAATCATGCCGAAAGCCCACCATCTTGCGAATGCACTCTTTGCAACAACGGGCAGCGGCTTGACGTGGCCGGTAAAGCCGTCTGCCTTCGTTGCTCAAGGGCTTCTAGGCGGATCGATCAGGTTATCGAATCGGTCAGGCGTGAGGATCGAATCCTGAAAGCCTTGAACGCAAAGCGGCGGGTCAATATGATCAAAGCGAAAGCAGCGGCGCAACGGTTGGGGCGACGCGGTGCAAAGCTGAATTTGGCGAACAAAAAGGCCGTGATGGATGCGATCAAGGCGGGATTAAGCGGTTGAACGTCAAATCAATTAAAATAGACTCGATAAGCCAAGACCCGGCAAACGTCCGCAAACATAGCGAACGCAACCTTGAAGCGATCAAGGCAAGCCTTCGCAAGTTTGGCCAGCAAAAACCGATCGTAATCGACACGAAAGGGATTATTCTGGCAGGAAACGGAACGTATGAGGCCGCTCGATCGCTGGGGTGGGAAACCATTCTTGCCGTCAAAACAGACTTGATCGGAAGCGATGCTACTGCTTACGCAATCGCCGATAACCGAACGGCTGAACTTGCGGAATGGGATGACACGGCACTAGCCGAAACCCTTCGGGCTTTGCAGTCAGAAGAATACAACCTTGAAGCGGCGGGGTTTTTGGATCAGGAAATTGATGACCTGATCACGAAGCTCGGCAACGAACAATTAGTGCCCGACTTCCAGCCCGGATCAATCGATGATCAAGGCCGCCTTGACGAAAAGGCAAAAGTCATTTGCCCGGAGTGCCACCATGAGTTCACGCCCTGAACTCCGGCTGAATTGGTGCACGCATGAGGCGGCAAAGTATGCCGTGGAGAACTGGCATTATTCCAAAAGCCTGCCGCCGCCTCCACACAACCTGGTTGGCGCATGGGAAAACGGGAAGTACATCGGCGCGATCATTTTTGCAAGAGGCGCGACCGGAGAACTACTAAGCCCCTACGGTTTAACCAAAACCGAAGGATGCGAACTTGTCCGCGTGGCTCTCGCTGAACACATTACGCCGGTATCTCGGATTGTTTCGATTGCGATTCGATTTCTCAAGTCGCGGTGTCCAGGGCTTAAGCTAATCGTGTCATTCGCTGACCCCCATCAAGGGCATCATGGCGGAATCTATCAGGCGGGGAACTGGGTGTACGCTGGCCAGTCGGCTCCAAGCTCCATGTATCGTGACAAGTGTGGAAAACTTTGGCACGAACGCATGATATCTAAGACCGGCAAAAAAAAGGTCTTCGGAAAATACCGTCAAGTTCTGAGACCGACTGATTGCGAACGAATTCGAATGCCCGGAAAACACCGCTACCTAATGCCCCTCGACGACGAAATTCGCCAACGCATCGAACCACTGAGAAAACCTTATCCCAAGCGCGTCCGAAGTGAAGACAGCGGCACGGCCGGCAACCAGCCGGTAGGGGGCGGTGCGATTCCGACCCGGACGCTTAAACCTGTAAGCAGGTGATCCAGTAGGTGATAGGATGCCATTCCCAAACCCATCGACACAATTCCAGAAAGGCCAATCTGGCAATCCGTCCGGCTATAGTCGTGGCCGTCGCCAGATTGACGATCTTCTTGAATTGATTCAGGAAGCGGCCGGCGCGGAACGTGCCATATCGAAGGCGTGGCTTAAGCGGATTCTCAACGGCGAATTCCAGCATCTAAAAGAATATTTGGATCGTCGTGACGGCAAGCTGGCGAACAAAGTTGAAATGACAAACGAGGACGACGGCCCGGATTATGCCGACGACCCAGAGCCTCAAATCACGTAAAAGCAAAGTCTCACTCATAGCAAGTGGGTTTGAGAACTTTCTTCGCAGGGCATCGCCTAGCCATCAATGGGATCCGAAACATTTAGTCAAGTGCCGAAGGCATCTTGACACGGTTTCGCAACCCGAAAAGCCATGCCGAAGACTCATGCTATTCCTGCCGCCTCGGCACGGCAAAAGCGAACAAGCCACAATCCATTACCCTGCTTATCGATTGCTTCGCAATCAATCCATGCGGGTCATAATTGGGGCTTATAATCATAGTTTGGCTTGCACGTTTTCACGTCAGACCCGGCGGATTGTCGATCGCTTCGGATTTTCGTTCGCCCCTGATCTAAACAAGCAAAATCAGTGGGGATCAGTCCACGGTGGCGGAATGTATGCCGTAGGGGTGGGATCGGGCGTCACGGGGTACGGTGCGGATCTGGTAGTCATCGACGACCCGGTAAAAAGCCGGGCCGAAGCCGAATCGCCCACATATCGCCAGCGAGTTCTGGACTGGTATCAAAATGACCTTTACACGCGATTGCATCCGGGGGCGGCGATCATCCTGATCATGACCCGTTGGCATTCGCTCGATTTAGCGGGCCAGCTTTTGGAAGAAGCCAAAAACGGCGGGGAACAATGGGATGTCGTTAGCTTGCCGGCCATCGCTCAGGAAGAAGACTTGATCGGCCGGCAACCGGGCGAAGCTTTGTGGCCTGAACGGTACGGGACTCAAGATTTTGAGCGAATCAAACGGGCAATCGGCTCATATGCTTTTTCAGCACTCTACCAGCAATCACCAAGCCCTCGCGATGGCGGGTTTTTCCGGCCGGAGTGGTTTCGGATTGTCGAACCATCTCAAGTCGATGGAATTTCTTGCCGGGGCTGGGACACGGCCGCAACCCCTAGCAGCGGTGATTACACCGCAGGGGTTCGGATCTCCCGTTCAGGTGATCGATACGTGGTTAAAGACGCATGGCGTGGTCAAGTAAGCCCCGCCGAACGTCGAAAACGGCAACGATTGATAGCCCAAATGGATGGACACGAAACAATCCAGCATCTTGCGCAAGACCCGGGCTCGGCCGGCGTTGATCAGGTCGAACACGATATCCGCAACCTTAGCGGCTATCCGGTCGTAACTTGCCGTCCAACCGGATCGAAGGAAGTGCGGGCGATGCCCTTTGCCGCAGCATGCGAAGCCGGTATGGTCGAGCTTGAACGCGGGCCGTGGAACCGCGATTTTCTGGACGAACTCTGCAACTTTCCAACCGGCCGAAACGATGATCAGGTTGACGCGGCTTCCGACGCTTTCAACTATCTAAGCCGGTCTGAACCTTTCGAGTGGTTCTAAATCAACCTTGCCGATCCTAGACACAATAACCCGATACTTCACGAAGGCCGCACCAACGGCTATCACGGCCGATACTACGGACGTCGCGGCCCCCGCGTGGTCGATCGATGTAGTCAACGCTTTAGACGACGATTACGGGCAACTAGCAAAGCCTTTTGAGCTTAATCCGCTTATCATGGCGGCCATCGAAGCCATGCGGCGGAATGCCCAGAAGGCCACGATTCAGGTGGGCTATTACGACGACGACGGCGGCTTTGAGCCGATCGATCATCCGCTCTTGGAAATCTTCAAAGCCCCCGCACCGGGCGAAACCGACGGAACGATTCTTGAGCACGTCTATCGATCGTTCGTAACCTCGGAACTTCACGGCGGAAACGCTTTTTTGCAACTGATTCCGGACGCGGCAGGGGCGGCCATTCGCGAGATTCAACCGATACCATGCCACTGGGTTCAGTGGCCTAAAATGGGCAAGGCGATCGGCGAAGTTCTCGAATATCCGGTCGTAGGAAGCGATTACGGCAGAACTTGGGTTTATGCCGTCCCGGCCGAATTGATGATCCATGCAAAAATAGGCGTATCGACAAACGGCCGGGCTTTTGGCCGGACACCCTTAGACGCGGTTAAGCCTGAACTGGCTTTAATCAAGCTGGTAAGCATGTACGAAACGACCGTATTAAGCCGATCGGGCGTGCCATCATTTATCATCAGCTTGCTTGGAACGTCAGGCCAGCAGCTTAACCGCGAACAAATTGCGGTGTTCAAAAGCGATATGAAAAGGGCCATGAGCGGAAAAACCGTAGGCGATCCGTTCGTCACAAAAGGCGAAATGAAAATTGACACGCCGGGATTTTCCCCGCGTGATCTGTCAGTTGCCGAAAT